ACGTACTTTCAACAAACTTTGGTAACCCACCATACTCAGCTAATTCATATACTGATGGTGCTGGATATGGTAACTTCAGTTATGCAGTACCTTCTGGCTACTATGCACTTAACACTAAAAATTTAGCAACATTCGGATAACAGATGGCATATACAAATATAGATTTACCAACAGATTATTTCCGAATAAAAACTTATACTGGTAATGCTACCGCCAATACTCCAATAACTTGGAATGAAACAAATAATATGCAACCAGATTGGTTATGGTTTAAAAATAGAAGTCAAGCTCAATCTCATGCAATTTTTGATGTTCTTAGGGGTGTTACAAAAAGATTATCTTCAAATGGTACTGGAGCAGATAGTACAGAATTAACTAATTTAGACAGTTTTGATACAAATGGTTTTACAGTTGACTATGAAGCAATAGTTAATGGTAGTGGAGATAGCATGGTTGCTTGGGGTTGGAAAGCAAATGGTGCTGGAGTATCAAATACTTCAGGAACTATAACAAGCACAGTATCAGCTAATACAACAAGTGGATTTAGTATTGTAAGTTATACTGGAACAGGAAGTACAGCAACTGTTGGACATGGATTAGGTGTTACTCCAAAAATGCTTATAGTAAAAAAAAGAGATAGTGCTGGTACTGATTGGACAGTATGGGGTTCAGTATTAGGTGGAACTGTTGGAAGTGAAAAAATTGCTTTAAATGGAACAGTTGCAAAATCAACAGGATTAAATTCAAGTTGGTTTAACAATACAGCACCTACTTCAACTTTATTTACAATCGGAACACAATCAGATTTAAATAGTTCAGGTGGAACATATATTGGTTACTGCTTTGCTGAAGTAAAAGGATTTAGTAAGGCATTTAGCTATACTGGGAATGGTTCAACTGATGGAAGTTTTATTTACTGTGGATTTTTGCCTTCATTTGTTTTGTTAAAAAGAACTGATAGTGCAGGATTTAATTGGGTGATACATGATAATAAAAGAGATATAAATAATCCTGATTCTGCATACTTACATCCAAATACATCTGGAAGTGAAAGCACAGATAGAGATATAGATTTATTAAGCAATGGATTTAAAATGAGAAATTCTAATACTACTTGGAATGCTTCAGGTGGAACATATATTGGAATTGCATTTGCGTCTAACCCATTTGTTTCTTCAAAAGGAATACCTGTTTGTGCATTTTAAGATTTTTATTAACAAAATAAACTGATAATAATATAATATGATTACATTTATACTAGGAACAATATTAGGAGTTTATCTTGGTTGGAAATACGAGTTAGCAATTAACGATTTCATACAATCAATTAAGATTCACCTAAACTTGAAATAATCAAGTTAATCACCATATCCGTTAAAACAAACGGAGATAACAATGCTAAACTATTCAGACATAAAAGCTTATTGGTCTAAATTCTATGCAGATGCTTTTGAAGATGTAAAAACATTTTGGAAAGACTATGCTAAGAACGTAGAACAGTTCTACAAGAAATAACTTTATTAAAACACAATAGTTTGATATTAATGCACCGAAATTAATGGAGTGCATTTACAAACTTTGGATTGGTGGGTGTGTCTTGCTAAAGTCTTGCAAATGCGAAAAAGACAATGGCAAGAACACAGAACGAAGAACTAATATCTCTAAAGGGACATATCACAGGAATTAAGAGAGAAGTTAAATTACTTGGTTGCTCAGTATATAAGCTAGAAAAGAAACTAGAAACTCTATTCTGGTCTATACTTTGTGGACTTGGTGCTTTATCGTTAGCTTTAATCACAATATTTTTGGCTAAGTAACTATTGCTTAAAAAGCCGAATACAACTAACAGAATAGGTATATGAAAAGATACAAACGAGTTCTTTTAATTTCTGATCTTCACATACCATTTCACCACCCAGATAGTTTTGCTTTTTTAAAAGCATTAAAAAAAGAATACAAACCTGATTTTGTTTTAAATGGGGGTGATGAAACCGACTGTTCTGCTTTGTCATTCCATGACAGCAACCCAGATATGGATTCTGCTGGTAAAGAACTTATTGAAGCTAAAAAACACATACACGAATTAGAAAAGATATTTCCTAAAATGATATTGTTACATTCAAATCATTCTAGTTTAATTTATAGACGAGCATTAAAACATGGTATGCCTAAAGCTTACTTAAAATCTTATAATGATTTTCTTGAAGTTGGTAAGGGTTGGGAATGGGTAGATGATTATAATATTCCTTTATCAGATGGAACAGAAGTATTTTGTACTCATGGAATGACTGCTGATGGTTTAAAATTAGCTATGCAATTTGGCAAACATACTTGTCAATTTCATTTCCATAGTAAATTTACAATAGCTTATTTTAGTAACCCTGATAAATTGATATGGTCGCTTCAATGTGGTTGTTTGATAAAGCAGTCCCACATGGCTTTTGAATATGCCAAGAATTTTAAATCAAGATTTATTGTTGGTACTGCCATGATACTAGACGGACAACCAAAATTATTTCCAATGGTACTTAACAAAGAAGGCAAATGGATAGGCAAGTTAGTTTAAATTTTTCTTTAAGAGAATTTATATATTCTGATACTGCAATCAGATTACAAATAGATAATACTCCAACTGATGAAGTTCTAGTTAATCTACAAAATGTATGCCAGTTTATTTTAGAACCAGTAAGAAATCATTTTGATAAACCAATTACAATTACTTCTGGCTATCGTTCTCCTGAGTTATGTAAAGCCATAGGAAGTTCTGTAACCTCACAACATACATTTGGACAAGCAGTAGATTTTGAAATTTTAGGAATACCTAACAAAGAAGTTTCTGACTGGATAGTAAATCACCTAGACTATGACCAATGTATTTTGGAATTTTGGAAACCAGAAGAACCTAATTCTGGTTGGGTACATTGTTCTTATAAACCATCAGGTAATCGTAAAATGTATCTTAGAGCATTTAAAGGAAATGGTAGGGTTGTGTATGAAGTCATTTAAAAAACAAGTTGGTGGAAACCACTACAAGAAATATAAAATCCAACCAGTAGAATTTATCATCAAAAATAATATTGGATTTGTAGAAGGAAATATTATAAAGTATATTTTAAGATTTAAAGAGAAGGGTGGTGTCCAAGACTTGTTAAAAGCTAAACACTACATAGAACTACTTATAGATACAACTAAAAGTAGATAACATCATTTAAACCTATTTAAAGCATAGTGGCTTTAAAATTACGATACACGACAACTAAACCTATAATATCAAAAAAAAGTGGTAATTTGTCGGTTTAAATAGGCAAATTTAAGGAGTTTAAAATAAGATATGTCAAATTACATAGTAACCACAATAGACCCAAATTATGTGTCAGAAACACATGATATTGGTGCTTCATCAGCACAATCATCAGCTATTACAACTGGCTCAGGATTAATTAGAATATCAACAACATCACATTGTCATATTAAATTCGGTGCTAATCCAACTGCTACTGAAGAAGATTTAATGCTACCTGCAAACCATGTAGAAATATTTTCTTTTGTTTCTGGTCAAAAGGTAGCTTTTATTCATCATGGTGGGGGTGCAGGTGAAATTAACATTTCAGCAGTAGATTAATATGCTTCCAGCTTTAAGTGCTTTCGCACCACTCCTTACAACAATATTTAAAACAGTTGATAAAGCTATTCCTGATAAAGATTTAGCTGAGAAATTAAAAGCTGAAATGAATATGCAGTTGATGCAATCAGGAACAGAAGAAATGAAAGCATCTGCAAAAATTATTGAAGCAGAAGCAAAAAGTAATTGGTACGTTTCTGGTTGGAGACCAACTCTTATGTACTTACTTATTTTAATTGTAGCTTGGAATTATATTCTTAGTCCAATTTTATTTCTTGTTATTAAAGTTAAAACACAAGTAGATTTACCTTCAGACGTTTGGACATTACTTACAGTAGGTTTGGGTGGATATACGATTGGGCGATCTGGGGAATCTATTGCAAGAAGTTTAGCTACAAGACCAGTAAACAAGAATCAAGAAAATGGATAGTTTAAAGTTAAGCGATCAAACGCAAGTATCTTTACCTATTAAAAATATTATAGCTATTGTATCTGCTATCGTTGTAGCTGTTTGGACTTACTTTGGAATCGTTGAAAGATTAAATAGAATAGAGACTAATGAAAAATTAATGGCTCAAGATTTACTTAAAAAAGCAGATCAAACTCCTAAGAATCAAGAATTATTTATGTTGATTGAGTATCAAGCTAAAACAATAGAAAAACATAATAAACAACTAGAAGAAAACGTACATACCAAAGTACTAATTAATCAATTAGAAAAAAAAGTAGATAAACTAGAAAAAGAATTAGATACAGTAAGAGGTAAGTAATGTTTGAAGTAGTATTTGCTTTACTGATGTATATGAATGGTAAGCTAGAAGGTTATTCCCCAAAATTAAATGTCGCAGATTGCTTAGAACAGAAACGTAAAGTTGAACGTGATGGAACTAATGATGTTACTAAATGGTCATGTAAAGAAGTTGAAGCCATTATAGAAACTGATAAGCATGGAATTAAGCGAATCAAAGAGATCAAAACAAAATGAACTTCTACCACGTTACATACTCAATAAGTTTTGTGAGAGTAAATAAAGATAATGTTAAAGAGGATATAGCTTATTGTAAATTCTTTGATACCGATTCTTTTACAAACTGTTCTTCTTTTTTAGCTTCCTTAAAGCACGTTAAGAAGTTAAGAATTACTCATGTTGATTACGAAGTTGAAAAAGCTAACTGGTGGGATTATGACGACAATATTTCAAACAATATTCACTAATTTAACTGCACTTCAAAGTATTCTATACCATCATTGGGAAAGCTTTTTAATTGCGACTTTGGCAGTAGCTTTAATATTTGATCTACACTTTTAAAAATAATCTTATCTGCTAACGGAAAGCAAATAGTAAACTTAGTATGATAGTTTGTGAATGATTGTTCAAAGTAAGTATATCTTTTAATATCTCTAACTTTAATCTTAGCTAAAGTTTTACCATTTTCACCATTGGTAGCATTTTTTAATTCAACAAAGAACTGCTCTTGCTTATGTGCTTCTTTAGGTGCGTAAACGAAGTAGTCTGGGAAAGCTTTGATAAGTGTTGGGAGTTTGGCAAACATAGGAATAATACTTTCAGCGAAAGATTTAGAATCATCAACAGCATTAAGACCAAGCTTCCTACACAAAAAGCCACGACTAACGCAATACTGAACGAAACGATCTTCACTAATGTTAAGATAATTCTTTGTGCGATTTTCATAAGACTCGTGGTTAAAGTTTTCAATGTATTTTTTATCATTCATTTATCTACTCAAATCTCTTTGAGTTACAAGCCATGATCTATAAAGATCAACCCAGCTTTGTAAGTTAGCATA